CTCCTTTCGCGTGGAGCTGACCGAGACACCCCGCCAGTCACGACTGGCGGGGTGTTTTCGTTCTGCCGTGCTCTACCATTCGTATGACATCTGGTTACTACTTCACGGGGAGTGAGACAGTGCCGTTCTGGCTGGCCGTCATCCTGGGGTTTCTGATCGTGGCGCGCTCTACCCGTTTCGTGAACAGTGACGTACTGGCCGAACCAATCCGGATGTGGGCCGACGGCATCGAAAAGCCCGGGCGGCTCCGCAAACCGAAGCGCTGGCTCCGGCGTCCGCTGTACGCCGTGTTCGGCGACGAACTTTCCATCTTGGCTACCTGCCCGTGGTGCCTTTCGATCTGGTTCGCGTTGCCGGTGGCAATCGTCTCCGTATCGATCTCCTGGCCGTACGACGGCGATGGCTGGTACGCCGTACTTGGTCTCTGGCTGGGCTACAGCTACCTGTACGGCCTGGCCGCAATCAACCTGGACGACTGATGAAGCCGCCGCCGCACTGCCCTGAAGGCTGGGAGCCGATCGCGCCCGCCGACGCAGTGCCAGGTGATGGCGTACTGGTTCCAACCGGCGTAATCATCGAGCTGGATCATCACATGTTCGATCCGTATCCCCGTCTCGTACGGCAGTGCTCCTGGGCTGTACGTCGCATCCCCGCCCACATCCCCACCCCGCCGAAACCGGAGGTCAGCACGAAGTGAGCGAGGAAGTCTTCGACGCCACGAGCGCGCCAGAATTCACCACGATCCATGAGCCGATCCGCGACCGGCCGGACCTCCCACCACGCGCCATCACCGCAGCCGCCCAGGTCCTGAACGGGCCGAAAATCGAGCGCGTCAAGCGCAAGCAGACCGGCAAGGGACTCCCCTGGCAAACCGCGTCCTGGGAGTTTTACGACGAGATCGGCGAGTACTCCTGGTCCGTCGAACTGCTGGCCACCCACGTCTCAAAGGTCCGGCTCATCGCCGCGCGGGACGTGCCGGGCGGGGACGAGCCGATCCAGGTCGGCGGGGAGTACGAGCTGGACGGAGAGACCCACCAGCCGTCACAGATCGAGATCGACGCCGCCGCGCTGGTGGCAGCCATCGCCGGAGGTACGGCGGGCCAGCAGCAGCTCATGTACCGGGGCGCGGTGCAGAAGATCGTGGCTGCGGAGTCGTACGTCGTGGTCCGGCCCGATCCCGACGGCGGCGACCCGCGATGGGATGCCTACAGCAACGAAGAGATCCAGTACAGCGCCAATGGCTGGAAGATCAACGACGGCACGGAGACGTACACCCTCACCAACGACGATGTGTTGATCCGGGTCTGGCGTCCGCACCCGAAGAAACGCTCCGAACCGCGTTCGTCCAGTAAGCCACTGCTTCCGGTGCTGGCCGAAATTAAGGGGCTCACACAATCGATCGCGGCCCGGATCGACTCCCGGCTAGCCGGTGCTGGTGTCTTGTTCATCCCGGAATCCGCCGCGCTCATGTCCAACCAGAGTGCGGACCTGGAAGACGGCGAAGACCCCTTCGTCGCCGAGCTGATCGACTCCATGCTGACCCCGATCCACGACCGGGACTCAGCTGCCGCCGTCGTGCCGATCGTGGTGCGGGTGCCGGACGAATCGATCGGCAAGGTTCAGCACATCCGCTTTGAGGTCACCTCCAAGGCCGAAGAGGCAGCACAGCGCCTGGACGCGGTGACCCGGATGGCCCGCGCCGTGGATCTGCCGCAGGAGCAGGTGCTGGGGCTCGGGGCCATGAATCACTGGGGCGCGTGGCAGGCCGACGAATCCACCGTGAAGGGACCGGTGGCCACCCTCGCTTCCATCGATGCCCACGCCTACACCGTCGGCTACCTGCGCCCGGCTCTGCTGGAGATGGGCCACAGCGAAGAGGACGTGGCCAGCCTGCTGGTCTGGTACGACCTCACCGACCTGATCCAGCGCCCGGACCGTTCGGACCAGGCGCTCCAGGTCTTCGACCGGGGCGGCCTCAGCTTCGCCGCGCTCCTGCGGGAAACCGGCTTCGATGACTCCGACGAGCCGACCGAAGAGGACACCTGCCGCCGTCTCCTGCTCCAGATGGTGGAAGCCGACCCGACCAACGCCGCGAAGTGGCTGGAAGCACTCGGTCCGTGTGCCGGGCTCACCTTGCCTCCGCTGACGGACATTTTCGGCGACGGCTCGGTCATGGTCCCGCAGCAGCCCGGTCAGCCGGGAGTGCCCGCGATCGAGCCGACCGGCCAGCAGGGACCGCCGAACACCGACCAGCAGCAGCTCACCGCGTCCGTGGTGGTTGCCGAAGGCGCGTGTCCGGATCCGGTGGACTGTCTCTACGGCACCTGTGAGCTGGCTGTCCTGCGGGCTCTGGAGCTGGCGGGGAAGCGGATGCGGGGCAGCTCCCCACGCAACGTCCGCAGCGGCCTGCTGACCGTCCCCGCCCACGAGCTGCACTGCAACGGCGTCGTGGCGTCGGCATCCACCCACACCACGGACAGCCTGATGGAAGGCGCGTGGTCGCCGCTGGCCATCACCCTGCCGCACCGGGAAGCGCTCGTGGCCGACCTGGATCAGTACGTCCGGCTGCTGATCGAGACTCGCCAGCCACACGATCCGGAATGGCTCCGGCCGATCGTCGCGAAGCACGCAGCATGACAACCGCCACTGTGGAGTTTCCCGCCGGGGTGTCGTTCTACCGCGCCAAGGATCTGGACGTATGGCTCCGCTGGCCAGCGCCTGAAGGCGGCCTGAACCTTCAGTCGCTCCAGACGTGGCTGGAGGAGAACTGCGCTCCAGGCACCGATGCCGACGTGATCACGGACAGCATGTCCGGCGCGATCATCACCGTGGTCCTCCAGCCGCCCACGTCATACGGCCTGCCCGACACACGCACCGCTGGCCGCCGGTTCCGGCTTGTGCGGCACCACGACGTGTCCGGGGTCAGTGGTACCGGCGTCGTCGCGCACGGCGTCCAGATGCCTGACGGCTTCGTGGCGCTGCGGTGGTGTGTTCCGGGGATGCCTGCCACCTGGAACCTGTTCGACGCGATCGAGCACGTGGAGCTGCTGAACGGGCACCAGGGTAAGACCGAAGTGGAGTGGATCGACTGATGGCTGACGACCCCTTCGCCCGGCTCACCGCCCAGCGCGAACGCGAGCACGCAGAGCTGGAGCGCATCACGACCGCCGTCGGCCAGGCAGCTCTGGCCGACACGATGGCCGGGCTGTGGGCCCACGTGCTCGGTGTCCGGACTGTGCTGGTGGCAGCCAGCGACAAGCCGAATAGTGACGGCATCGAGCTGGTGGCGAAGCGGCTGTGGAGTCAGGCGCTGGAGCGCTGGGTCCGGCCGGTCGCGGTCTGGTCCTGGCGCAAGCAGGGCAATACCGACAGCGCTGCCTTGGACCGGCTCTGGGTCGCGCTGTCGGAGCGCATGGGCTGGACGATCGACCTGGTGGTGAACGCCGTCGGCGCGGCCCTGACGCACATCGCCCGCGACACGCCGGACGCGCAACGCTCGTACGTCGCCGAACTGTTGAGCCTGGACGGCATCACCCTGAGCCTTTGGGAACAGATTCACGAGCTGGAGGAGGACCTCCGGGACTCCTCCGTCGGCCGCACCGATTCCGATGCTGCTTTCGCGCGCCGCGTCCGGCTCCAGGCGGATCTGTTCCAGGCCGAAGCCAGCCGGGCCCGGAGCAAGGGCTTCGCCGCGATGGCCACTGTGGACAGCGAGCGTGCCGACGAATGGCGGCAGCTCGCGCGTACGTCGAACCGGCCGCCGTCGCAGGTCCGCAACGCGGAGAACAAGCTGGCCCGGCATGACGAGCGGCTGTTCCACGATCCGGCCATGGATCCCGGCAAGCTGGCGCGGCTCCAGGCCAAGCTGTTCAAGCTGAACGGCGAAGCCCGCCACGGGCACGAGTCTTGGCGGAACAGCATCACCCGTGACGCCCGCGCCGTTGCGACCGGGCTCCTGAACGCGTCCACCCTCCAGTACGGCATCGGCCAGGCGCAGGCCACCGGCCAGGAGTGGATCAAGCGCTGGCAGGCCACGCTGACCGACACGCGCACCCGGCCCACCCACTTGAAGGCGAACGGCCAGGTGGTGCCGATCCTGGATGAGTTCCACGTCGGCGCGGGCTTGCTCGACCACCCGGCCGACTTCGACGCGCCTCCGGAGGAATTCTGGAACTGCCGGTGCAGCATGATCGTGATGAGCCGCGCCGACCACGACGCCATAGCCGAAGCGCTGCCGGAAACGATGGTGGCGGCAACGATTGGAGAGACCGTGACCGTACCGGCCGCTGAACCGGCGGACACCGAACTGAGCGACATGCCGCCGTTGATGTGGCACGGCGTGATCACGCTGGAGGAGACCTATACCGGGGACCGCCGGTTCTTCCGGAAGGATGCCATTCGCACCCAGGCGCTTCCGCTGCCGATCCGTTTCCAGCGCGAGGACTGGGGCGGCCACTCCGGTGCCGTCGTCGTGGCGAACGCCGAAGGGGTACGGCGATACGGCAACGAGATCCGGGCCTGGGGCACCTTCGCCGACGGCACGCTGACGCCGGAGGTCGAAGAGGTCGTCGGCCTGATGGCCACCCGGATGATCCGGGGTATCTCGATCGACGGGGACGACGTGCTGGACAGCCAGTTCGAGCTGGAGGTGGATGCCCAGGCCAACGCGTACGAGATGTACGACAGCATGCGGCTCCGGGGCGCGACGATGTGCGCCATCCCCGCCTTCGACGGAGCGGAGACCACGCTCGGTCCGCCGCCGCCGGAGTGGCTGCTGGAGGGGGAGCCGGTGCTCGTCCAGCAGAATCAGCCCGAAGGCGGAACCCGGCCGCTGGACGAGATCTCGGACGAAGAGCTGGAGGCCATGCTGGCGGCCAGCCGGGTGCCGGAGAACCTGGCGGAGTACTGGACCGTCGGCGAGGGCGCGGCGAAGGTCCGCTGGGGCACCACCGGCGACTTCAACCGGTGCCGGGAACTGCTCGCCCAGTACGTCACGCCCGGCCAGCTCTCCGGCATGTGCGCGAACCTCCACCATCGCGCGCTTGGCGTCTGGCCCGGCCAGGAGGCTGCGCTGACGACTCCCTACCTGCTGGCGTCGGTGGACACTGATATCAGCGTCGCCGACCTGGAAGCGCTGTGGAAGTTCACCCGCCAGCAGTTCGACCCGCGCGAGCTGGGCGAACTGACGCCGGTGACGATTGATGACGAAGGCAACGTGTTCGGGCACATCGCCGGGTGGGCCACCTGCCACCAGGCGTTCTCTGACATGTGCGTCACGCCGCCGCGCTCCCAGACGAATTACACTCTGTTCCACACCGGGGCCGTTCGGCTGGACGATGGCACGGACCTGCCAATCGGAAAATTGACCGTCGGTGCCGGGCATGCCAACCCCAACGGTCTCGGTGTTCGGGGGGCGACGGCGCACTACGACAACAGCGCGCTTGCCGTCGCGATGGTGCGCGCGACCGAGGACCGCTTCGGCATCCAGGTGTCCGGCGTGGTCATCCCTGGCACGCCGGAGGACAAGATCCAGGAGCTTCGCCGCTCGCCGATCTCCGGCGACTGGCGGACGTACCAGGGGAACCTGGAGCTGGTGGCCGCGCTGGGCGTGAACTCCCCCGGCTTCCCGATCCCGCGCACGCTCGTGGCGTCGCTCGAAGGCCGTCAGGTCTCGTTGGTTGCCGCAGGCTATGTTCCGCGCGATCTGGACGGCGAGGCCGAAGCGCTGGCTGCCCGGATGCACGCGCCGCTGGTGGCTTCGCTGGCGATCCGGATGGAGCCGACCAGCGCTGAACTCGATACCCGCGCGGCTAAACTGGCCGCGCGGATGGCGACACTGACAACGGAGGACTAGGGCTATGGGCTGTGGCTGCGGTGGGAGCAAGGCGGTCGCGATGAAGACGGTTCCGACTTTCGAGATCGAGGGCGATCCCGACGGCATCCGGTATCTGACCGAGCTGGACGCGATCCGGCAGAAGGCCGAACGCTCGTTGGATGGCGACGTGGTGCCGTCGGCGAAGTAGGCTGAACACGAGTCAGGGGCTGCGCCGTCGGAGTAGGCGGCAGATCTCCTGATGCCTGAAGAACCCCCGGTGTGTGAGGCCGGGGGTTCTTTGCTGTCACCAGAGCCTGATCCAGAACGGGCCAAAGCGGATGGTGCAACCGAAGCGTTTCCTGCGTTTACGTCTTGTCATGTTCAGTGTGACGTTGGTGGGCCAGTGTGAGTTCCTTCGTCAGGTAGCCCAGTTGTTGCCCGATGCCCATACTTTGCATCGGCACGCGAGCTGGGTAGTCGGTGAACCGTAGAAACGTCCGGTACTGCTCACCGGCGAGTACCAGCAATTCGGGGTGGATGTTCCGCGCCAGGACCGCGTTCCCGAGTTGGTCAGCCACCATCTGTGCCCAGGCCCAGATGGGCGGACCGGACTTGTGCCCCAACTTCATGTCGTACGGCTCCAGCACCGTGTCCGGCGAGACCAGCCCGTGCTTCGCGCTCAGGATGTACCAGCGGTCGGAGTTCGCTTCGGCGTACGCCGACGCCTTCCGGAAGAGCTGGGACGTGTAGAGGTCCCGTGCGGGGGCGGGACGCGACAGCTTGGCCGCCGCGCATCCCACCAGTCCGATTGTGGTCATCGGATCAACTCCAGCTCGATGGCCCGGCCGGAGGACCGGAAGCGTACGTCCAGCCCGGCCGCCTTCGCTTCCCGACGGATCTCCAGCGCGCGGCCCCGCCGAGCCGACGCACCCGTGAGGATGAGTCGGCCCGACCGGCGCAGGATAGCTACCGCGTCCACCTGCGTGCTCATCCCCACAGCTCTTCCTCGCGCTCCAGGTGAACCCGTTCAGCTTCGCTCATGGCTCGGTACGAATCGCGGGCGACTGCGTGACCGGCGCAAGCTCCGGCGGAGTCCGCCGTGAAACCGCAACGATCGGTGTATGGGCCGTCTTCGTTCCAGCGCTCCACGATGTCTCCGCAGGTGACTGGAAAGGCGCGACCTTCGGGGGTAACTGCCCACTCAACGCCGGAACCGGATGCAGCCGGACGGATCATCCCTCCGAGTCGAACGAAGGTCTCAACATCGTCTACCAGCAAGCCCATCGGCTGACCGGCGATGCCGACGACCAGATCCAGTGCCTTGCCGGGGGAGCGGGTTCCGTAAGCCATCTTCGTGCCTTTCTCCTGTTCGTGCTGACAGGTAGAACATTACCGGGTAGGGCTCTACCCGTCAACACTTTCGGCAGTGTCAGTTTCGAGCTTCTACGGAATCCACCACTCCACGCTGTAACCTGTGCATGAACGTTCACCGCTGCGCCTCGGGCCGGGTCAACAACACTCCCGACTCTGGAGAGCACAGTGGACCCGATCACCCTTCAGGACCTCCTGAACCTGCTGGCCGACGGCGGCGACCTGGCCGAGCACCTGAGCACCGCAGTCACCGAAGGCCGCCTGACCACCGAGCAGGCCGACGAGCTGACGAACGAAGCCCTGGACGCGTTCAACACGCTCCAGAACGCGGAGACGCGCA